CCGTGGGCGAAATCCGCTGGCGCCAATCCATCGGGCAACAGGTCTGGGCACTGAACGGCAGCGCGGCATGGCTGCGCGAGCGGGGGATTATCCCCGACGTTCATGTGATCGTGGATGCGAGGCCGGAGAACGTCGCCTTCGTAGAAGGGGCGGGCGAGCAGACAAAGCACCTTGTGGCGTCGCAGTGCGATCCTGCGGTTTTTGACGCCCTGCGGGGGCGCTACGTCATCCGGTGGCACTCCGGCGCTGACGGGCTTGAAGGCGTCCTAGAAGGCGACGCCAGCCATGCGGCAGTTATCAGCGGCGGGTCGACGGTTGGCCTTCAGGCCATGGCTCTGGCCTTCTGTTGGGGCTTCCGCTTCATCCATCTCTACGGATTCGACTCCTCCCTTCGGGAAGGTGAGCATCACGCTTACCGGCAGACGATGAACGACGGCGATTTTATCGTGGATGCCATCGTTGGGCCTCACAAGTTCCGTTCCACGGCGTGGATGGTGCATCAGGCGCAGCAGTTCGAAAAGCTTGCCGCCGATCTAGCCGAACGCGATTGCATCATCACGGTCCATGGCGACGGGCTGCTGCCGACTGTGGCCCGAATGATGGGGGAAGCGCCCGCGTCTCCCTTGCATGTCCGTGCGGCTGAAATCCTGTCTAGGCTTCCGCCCGGCAAGGTGCGCGGCGCTGAGATAGGCGTGTTCCAGGGCTCTCTATCGGCCCTGCTTCTTGATGACCCGCGCGTCCATCTGATCATGGTGGATTCGTGGGCGGCGGATGGCGCGGATTATGTGGGCGAGAGTGGAGATTGGCACGCGCGCCTGAACGGAGAGCAGCAGGACGGCTTCATGCAGGCCGCGCTTGCGCAGACGGCGTTTGCCGGCGAGCGCGCAACGGTCCTTCGGCTTCCTTCCGTATGCGCTGCGGCTGCGATTCCTGATGCGTCGCTGGATTTCGTCTTCATCGACGCGGATCACTCCTATGAGGGCTGCGCGCGCGATATCGCGGCATGGCTCCCGAAGCTCAAGCCCGATGGCCTTCTGTGCGGCCACGACTATGGCAACGAGGATTTCCCGCAGTTCGGTGTGAACCGTGCCGTTGACGAGTTCGTCGCGGCGCGCGGGCTCACGCTGGAACTCGGCGGCAATTTCACTTGGTTCACACGTCTCAACCGTGCCGCATCAGAAGCGGCGTAAGGAGCGACTATGCCTGAAATCCACTACACCCCCGTCGAAGGGCTCAACGTCGGGTTCTTCGAGGAAGCGGTGCATCAGCCTCTTGCGTCTGAAAAGGCCGGGCGCCCGATTTACAAGACCATCGAGAAGGTGTCCATTATCCCGGCCGGCGATCAGCGCACGATCTACAGCGACATCGTTGACGACCGGCACCGCAAGCGCTGGCCTGACCTCTACAACCGCTGGCGGGCGGGTCAGGACGCGCCGGGCCACTCCGGTACGCCGATCAAGGAATGGCCGGCGGTGACTGCCTCTCAGGTCCGGGAAATGGAGTTCTTCCATATCCACACCGTGGAGCAACTCGCGGAACTTTCGGACGAGGTGATTTCCCGCATGGGCATGGGCTATGCCCAGCTGAAAGAAAAGGCAAAGGCGACGATTGCCCGCGCATCCGGCGATGCCAGTGTGCAGGCCATCGCGGCAGAAAACCAGCGCCTCAAAGACGAACTGGCGCTTCAGGCGGCCCGGCAGGACGAGCAGCAGCGCCAGATGCTGGAGCGCATGCGCGATCTTGAGCAGCGCCTGTCGACCCGCGCGGCGCAGGCCAATGTTCTCGGGCCTGAGGGCTTTGGCGCGGCGCGTGAAATGATCGACGCCCCCGTGACCGCTGCCGATATCGTGGCGGAACTGGACGCGGCCGATTTGACGGTGCCTGAGGCGCCGCGCCGTGGGCGGCCGCCCAAGATCCGGGACTGACCCGCATGCAACTGCTCGACATTGTTCAGAGGGTGTGGAAGCGCCTCCCTCTGAACAACATTCCCGGTACGGTCGTGGGCAATACGGACCCTCAAGTCTCGCAAATGCTCGAAATCGTGCAGATGGTGGGTGAGGACTTGATGTCCCGCCACGAATGGCAAATCCTCTACCGCGTCCAGCAGTTCACGACCGTCAGCAGTCCTTTCTCCTTTCCTATCCCCGAGGACTGGAACCGCTATCGTCAGGATGCCTCTGTCTGGTCTTCGGCGTCCTATCTCGTGCCTTTGGACGGCCCGTGTTCGGATGACGTGTGGCACCTGCTTCTGTCCACGCCAGGCATTCGCTTCCCCGGCTACTGGCGCCTTGCTGATCAAAATATTGACGTTATCGGTTCCCCGAACGGCGGCGATATCAGCTTCAATTATTCGTCGTCGCACTATGTGATCGGTACCGATCTCGTGCGCAAGGCGTTCTTCACAGCGGACACCGACAGCCCTCTGTTCCCCGATATTCTGATCCGCCTCGGCTGCATCTGGCAATGGAAGCAGTCCAAGGGGCTGGATTACGCCGAGGACATGCGCACTTTTGAGCTTCAGCTTGAGCGCAGCATCGCGGCGGATCGCGCGACGAAGCCGGTTACAACCCGTCGCTACCTTACCCCGGACTCTCCGCCATATACGTGGCCCGGCCAAGTTGTGGTCCCGCCATAATGCGCCAGGCTATTCGAGCAAAAGGCGGCGGCGTTGGCGTGCGCGGCGGCGGACGACAGGTCACGAAGACCTATGTTCGCAATCCCCCCACAAAGGGATGGGTGACAAATCAGAACATCGCCAATATGGACGAGGAAGCGGCGGTCATTCTCGACAACTTTTTCCCCGAGGCGCGTGACATTCGCTTGCGCGCCGGTTCTGTCGAGCACGCTTCCCTTCCCGGTGCCGACCCGGTTTTGACCGTGGCGGTTTATGAGCAGGGAGGCGTAACCACGATTTTCGCGGCACAGGCCGGAAACATTTACGATGTAACAGCGGGAGGCACGATCACGGTTCCCGATGTCACGGGCCAGAACAGCGACTATTACATCGGCCTGAACTATGTCACATCGGCGGGGCAATATCTCTATCTCGTCAACGGGGTTGATGACCCGCAGATTTACGACGGATCATCGTGGACAACCCCGACTATCACGGGCGTGACCGCCTCTGACCTCAATTATGTGTTCGCCTACAAAGACCGGCTGTTCTTCCTCGATGGCACATCTGACGTGTGGTTCCTCGACCCGGATTCGATCCAAGGGACGGCGCAAAAGATCGCTCTAGGCGGCTATCTTAAACTCGGTGGCACGATCATCGCTGGTGCCGCCATGATGGTCGATTCCGGTTACGGGCCGGATGATTATGTGGTTTTCATCTCGTCGGAAGGCGAGGTTGTGACCTACATCGGCACCGACCCGGCAGACGCGAATGCGTGGTCGCTCAAGGGCATTTTCCGCATCCCCCGGCCGATTGGCATCCGCTGCGTGTTGCAGCTCGGGTCAGATATCGCGGTGCTGTGCTCCGATGGCGTGGTGTCGCTTACCCGCGCCTTCCAGCTTGATCTGGCGGCGCAGGAACGGGGTTCGTTCTCGTCCAATATCCGTGAGGCGTTTTCGGAGCAGTATGCCCTCACGGGGTCTCTCCGAGGCTGGCAGCTCATTTCGTGGCCGGCGGCTCACATGGCGGTTGTGAACGTCCCGATCACGCTAGATGTCACATCTGAACAGTACGTGATGAACGTCCTTACGGGCGCTTGGGCGCGCTACACGAACATGAACGCTTCCAGCTTCGCGCTGGCGCAGAACACGCTCTATTACGGTTCGACCGATGGTCGGGTCGTGATTTTCGAGCGTGGCAATAGTGACCTCGGCCAGAATATCAACGGCCTAGCCATCCCTGCCTTCTCCTACATGAAGGCTCCTGGCAATCTGAAGCACGTGAAATACTATCAGAGCTTTTTCCGGGGCTCAGGCGGCTACGCGGTTGGCATGAATATTGCCGTAGACTTCAACCTTTCCGACCTAGCGGCTGAAAACCAGTCGCCCACGCTCACCAACCAATCCCTTTGGGATACTGCCATTTGGGATTCCGCAGTCTGGTCGCAGCAGCCGGACGTGTTTGTGTCATGGCTGGGCGTGTCTGGCGTCGGCTATTACCTTGCCCCGGTCATCCTCGCCACGTCGGTTGACGATGGCACCGGAGCGAGCACCGACTGCCGGTTCCTGTCCCTGAATATGCTCTACGAGGAGTCGGGCGCGACGCTGGGATGAGGCTTGTTCTGGATCGGCGCGAGGAAGTCGCGGCATGGGTGGCGGCACATCTCGGCATCGCTCATTTCGATGAGCCATATCAGGCCATTGGTTTTGAACGCTCCGGACAACTCGTTGGCGGCCATGTCTATGAGGGCATGACCGAGCACGACATTCGCATCCACATCGCCGGCAGCGGCGCCGTGGCGCGGGGTTCGTGCCGTGTCTTCTGGGATTATGCCTTCAACCAACTGAAGCGCAAGCGAGTGACGGCCATCATCCGCTCTCGGAATGACCGCATGCGCTCCATTGTTGAGCGTCTTGGGTTTCAACGCGAAGGCGAATGCCGCCTTTACTTCGGCGACGATAACGCCGTGATTTATGGGCTTTTGGCAGATGAGGCCAGCCCGTGGATGAGGACTTGACACATGGGCAAATCTTCTGGAAAAGCTCCCCCGCCGCCGGACCCGAAGCAGACCGCCGCCGCGCAGACCGGAACGAACATCGGCACGGCTATCGCGCAGCAGGCCCTCAATTCCACCAATCAGGTCACGCCTTACGGCTCGTTGACCTATCAGGTGACGGGCTCCACGACCTACAAAGACCCGTACACGGGCAAGACCTACGAAATTCCGAAGTACACCGCGACCACGGCCCTGTCCCCCGAACAGCAGGCGCTGTATAATCAGCAGGTTGGGCTCCGTGGCGACCTGAACACCTCTGCGCAAGGCATCCTCGATAGCGGGCGGTTCAATTCGCCGGTCGATCTTTCCCGCGCGGCGCTGGACCCGTACATTCAGGACAACTACCTCGACGATTTCAACAAGCAGTGGGATGCGAACCGCTCATCCCTTGAAACGCAGCTGGCGAACAAGGGGCTGAAGCTGGGCTCCGCTGCCTATGACAAGGCAATCCAGGACTTCCAGACCTCGCGCGGGAATGCCTACGACAACTTCCTGGGCGCGATGTACTCCAATGCGCAGAACGCGCTTTTGGCCGAGCGTGGGCAGGCTCTTAACGAGCTTTCCACCTTCCTGACCGGAGGCCAGCAGGCCAATCCCTCATTCCAGAACACGCCTCAGAGCGGCATCAACAGCACCGATGTCGCCGGCCTCATCAACCAGCAATATCAGGCACAGCTTAACCAGTACAATCAGGAGCAGGCCAACAAGAATTCGCTTCTTGGTGGCCTTTTCGATCTCGGCGGCTCACTCCTGACAGGCGGCTGGATGCTGTCGGATCGTCGCGCGAAGGAGGATATTCAGAAGGTCGGCGAAATCGAGTTCGGCAGCGAGGATGCCAACGGCGTCGAACGCGAGACTGAACTGCCATTCTACTCCTTCAAGTACAAACCGAAAACCGGACTTGGCGGGGGGCTTATGCAGCTCGGCGTCATGGCGCAGGACGTGGAAAAGGTCATGCCGGAAGCAGTCGGCAAGACCAAAGGCGGCATGAAGGCCGTGAACTATGCCAAAATTGCAGAGGCCATGAACAATGGATAATAGCATGATGAATGGCCTTGGCCGTCTGGCGATGGGCAATGCCGGCGGTATCCCCGCCACTCGCCCTCAGCAGCCTCCCACCGATCCTCGCGAAGGCATCGCCCGCGCTTTGATGGAGCAGCGGATGATGGGCTCAGACGGCCCCGGTGGCGGCGGCTCCTTGCCGGGCGTGGCCAACAACCCGGACACGTGGATCGACAACGCCGCGAACATGGCCGCCGCCGGACTGAACGGGTTCATGAATAACAAGCGCCGTGGCGACATGTACAACCAGGATCAGGCGCGGATTGCCATGCTGGGCAGCGATGCCGGAATGGGCATGGGCGCGCCGAGGAAATTCTTCGATCTCTCCGGCCTTTTCGGCAGCTAAGGGGTAACCCATGGCCTTTCTCATTCCCCCCGGCATGACAGACCCGGTAACCCCGCAAACTGTGCAGCGCCGCCGGCAGCTTGCGGAGGCCATGCTGGCGAACAACACCAGCGGCCCCGTGCGCCATTGGACGGAAGGTGCGGCGCGACTGGCAAAGGCCCTTATTGGGGGCGCGGGCCTGCGTCAGGCGGACGAATTGGAGACCAAGGGGCGGAAGGAAGCGCAGGACTCCATTTCGCAGTTGACGCAGGCACTCATGGGTGAGGAGCGCGCGCAGCCGTCTCAGAGCGGAAACCCCTCTTATCGCGACGCCATCTCCTCGATTGAAAGCGGCGGTCGCTATGACGCCGTAGGGCCGACGAATCCTAAACTCGGTCGTGCGTTGGGCAAATATCAGGTGATGGAAGCCAATGTCGGCCCGTGGTCGCGCGAAGCGCTTGGGCGCGAGGTGTCGGCGGACGAGTTCCTGAGTTCCCCCGAAATTCAGGACAAGGTGTTTGACCATCGGTTTGGGCAGTATGTGAGCCAGTACGGGCCGGAGAAGGCTGCACAAGCATGGTTCGCTGGCCCTGGCGGCATCGGAACCAATCGTCAGGATTCGCTCGGCACGAGCGTTCCAGAATACTCGCGGAAGTTCATGGCCGCAATGGGCGGCGGCGATCAGCCGGCTATGCCGGAAGGCGCCACGCCGACCTCTGGGCAGCAGCAGCCCCAAGGCGGTTCGCGGCTTCAGCAACTTTTTGCAGCGGCTCAGAACCCTTGGCTTGACGAAGGGCAGCGCGCGCTTGTCAACACCCTGATCCAGAACGAACTCAAATCGTCCAATCAGGGGCTGGAGAATATCGACCTTGGCGACCGCATCGGGTTCTTTGACCGGCAGGGCAATCTCGTCCGCTCGGTTCCGAAGGCTGGACAGCAGAAGGCCGCGACCTATGGCGTGATCGGCAAGGATCAGTACGGCACGGAACAGTATGGGTGGATTGACCCTATCACCCGGACTGTCACCCCGGCGCCGTCTGGATCTGGCCAAGAGGCTGGCGCGGCGCCTGTAGACGCACAGCCCCTAGCTCCGCCGCCTCAAGCCCCCGCTCCCGCTCAGGAGGGCGCTCAGCAGCCTCCTATGGCCGCGCCTATCCAGATTCCTCCGGCGCCGCCGGGTGTCAATCCGAAAATCTGGCGCGACGAACAAACCAAGCGCTTGGCCGAAGGCGCGGGCGATAACCCGAAGCTGACCGAGCAGCAGAGCAAAGACGTGGTTTACCTGCGCCGTGGCGTGGAAGCGCTGCGCAATCTGAACGCCGTGGATGAGCAGTTGGCCAGCGGGATGCAGTCTACTCTTGGCGGCCTGCCTCTTGTCGGCAATTACCTCACCTCAAAGGACTTCCAGTCTGCGCAACAAGCCGGGCGGGAATTTCTCGCTTCCGTGCTCCGCAAGGACACGGGTGCCGCCGTCACCGATGGCGAAATGGACACGTACGGGAAGATCTACCTTCCCCAGCCCGGCGATGATCCCGCAACCATCCAGCAGAAGAGCGCCGCGCGCCAGCGCGCGCTTGATGCCATCTATGGTGGCCTCGGCACAGCCCGCACGTTGTTCCCCGATTATGGCCCCGTTGAAGACCGCGCAGCAGGCGCCGACGATCCGGGCCCAGCGCCTGAGGGCGTCGACGCTCAATCGTGGAAGTACATGACCCCCCAGGAGCGCTCTCTATGGAAATGACCGTCGAGCAGCAGCGCGCCATGGCGCTAGCTAACGCTAGGCGCCGCGCCGAAGAGGCGGGCGGTGGGGAGCGCGATAGCCTGCTGGGTAAAGTGGATTCCGCAGTGCGTGGCGCCGCTGATGTGCTTTCCTTCGGTCTTGCGGATGAGGCGGCCGCTGGCGCGGACGCGCTTCTCAACCCTCTTTTGGGGACGGGTCAGCAAGGCGAAACCATCTCCGACCGCTACGCAAAAAATCTGGCGTCGCAGCGCGCCACGGATCGGGCCGACGCGGAAGAGCGCGGGGGCTATCGTCTTGCCGGGCAACTGGCTGGGGGCATCACGGGAGGCGCCGGGCTCGCCAAGGCCGGCCTGTCTCCCGCCGCCGGGGCTATCCAGAGAGGCGCGGGTCTCGGGCGCGTTGCCGTCACTTCGGCCGGCGAAGGCGCCGTTCTCGGTGGCGCGCAGGGCTTTGGCTCGGGAGAAGGGGGTATCGGCAATCGTCTTTCCAGCGCGGCCGGTGGCGCAGCGCTTGGTGGGGCCGTTGGCGGCTCGGTTCCTCTCGCCGTTTCAGGAATCAGCGCGGCGACAAAGCCGATAGTCGCGCCGATTGCGTCGCGAATTATGCCTGATCGCTATGCCGGTCGCGCTCTGGCGGAGGCGGGGCGCCGTGCTGGAATGATGCCTGGCGATGTGGCGCGGGACTTGGAGGCAGCTCGTGCCGCCGGTCAGGACGTGTTCACTGTTGCGGATGCCCTCGGCAACTCAGGTCAACGCATGCTTTCGACCGCCGCTCGAAACCCTCATGATGAGCGTCAGGCGCTAGCCGAATTTCTTCAGTCTCGACAGGCTGGACAGGGGCGCCGCGTTACCGGCGCGCTGGCGGATGCTTTCGAGGCTCCCGACACCGCAGCGCAGCGCGCGGCCACTCTCACGGCGGCCCGCGACACGGCGGCTGATGCTGGCTATTCCGCCGCCCGCAGCGCTGCGGGAACAGTCGACATCACTCCGGCCATCGCCAAGATAGACGAAGTGTTGGCGCCTGGTGCGACGGGGGTTCTTTCGCCTCGTTCCAACATCGCAGACGACAGCGTTGAGGCCGTTCTGAATCGGGTTCGGCGTGCGCTCACTGACGACAAATCGAATCTATCCGATTTCAACGCCATCCTGCGCGCAAAGATGGATGTTGATGACATGATCGGGCGCGCTACTCGCGCCGGGGCGGGCAACCAAGCGCGGCTGTTGACCGGAGTGAAGCAGGAAATCGATAGGGCTCTTGAAGCCGCATCGGCTCCCTATGCCTCTGCCCGCAACGCTTTCCGAGAGGGCTCCCGCGAAATAGAGGCCGTTGACACCGGGCGACAGGCCGCGATGCGGGGTCGTCCCGCCGACACCATTCCAGCCTTTCAGGCCATGACGCCGGGCCAGCAGGCCGCATTCCGGGCCGGATACGCTGATCCCTTGATTGAGGCGGCGCAAAGCGCGGCGGCGGGGACGAACAAAGCGCGACCACTCATCAGCGACGCCACGGCGGCGGAATTTCCTGCTTTCGCGGCGCCGGGCCAAGCCGATCTTCTCGGGCAACGTCTCGCGCGTGAAGCGCGGATGTTTGAAACGGGTCAGGCCGCTTTGGGGGGCTCGCGCACGGCCGACAACCTTGCTGACGCCGCCGACATGGCTCAATTCGACCCAAGCGTTGTATCTAAGTTGGCGCGCGGGAATATCGTTGGCGCGCTAATGTCTGCGGCCTCAAGCGTAGGGAACAATGCCAAGGGCATGAACCCCCGTGTTCTGGAGCGTCTGACGCGCGCGCTGATGGAAACCGACCCGGTAGCGGCCCGCGCTGCCATGGAGGCAGCGGCAAAGCGCGCGACATCGGATAATCAGCGCAGGGCGATCATTAACTCAATGCTGTCAGCGACCGGGACCGCTGGAGCCGGGCGTTTGCCGGCGCCATGACTCGGGAACCTTGTTACCGGTCATCTCTATAGCCCAACACGACAACACAATCCCGCTCAGTACCCCTAGGGCTACCCACTTCCACGGGACAGGACCGTGATACGCGAAGAACCCAGCCCAAATTAGGGGCAGCGCTACCATCCAAAAAGTCCATATATTCCAAATGGATCGGTCGCGTTTGTTCTCGTCTGGATCGTGTTCGATCAATTTCATGCGGCTGTCTGCGGCCTCATTTCCAAATGCCCCGTAAAGGGCGGCGGACCAAACCAAAATCATACCCGAACCAGAAGCCTCGCGAAAGCGGGGCTTTTTTCATGGAGTAGCCTATGCCGCGAAGTTCAGGAGGCGTGTGCACGCCGCCCGCTGGCACAAGTGCCATTTCAGGCACCACGATTGAAGCGGACCCGTACAACAATCGCGGGAGCGACATCTATTCGATCCTGACGGACAGCCTGTCGCGCTCTGGCAAGGGCGGCATGACCGCCGATCTCGCCATGGGAACGAACAAAATCACGGGCCTGGGAACGGCAACCGACCCGACTGACGGCACCAATAAGACCTATGTAGATACGGCCCTAAGCGCGCTACAGACGACGCTTGACGCGCTTATGCCGCCTATCGGGACCGTGATTGACTTCGCGGGCACGGAGAGCCCCAATTCCAACTGGCTGCTTTGCTACGGTCAAGCCGTCAGCCGCACGACATACGCCACCCTCTTCGCGCTCCTTGGGACAGCCTGGGGCGCGGGTGACGGCTCAACCACGTTCAACCTTCCCGATTATCGAGGCCGTCTCGGCATCGGCAAGGATAACATGGGTGGGACGGCGGCCAATCGGATCACTACGGCCGGGTCCGGAGTCGATGGCTTGACCCTAGGTGCAAGCGGCGGCGCTCAGAACGTTGCGCTCACCATAGCGCAGCTGCCCAGCCATGACCATGGCGGCTTCACGTCATGGCTGGGCGATCATACGCACGGCTATGTCCGCCCCAACCCGACAATCTTTTTCGGTGGCGGCGGCGGTCAGAATGTGCCTGTCGGCGCAAATTCTACCACTGACCCCGGCGGGTCCCACAACCACACCATTACGGCGCAAGGCAGCGGTTGGGCGCACAACAACGTGCAGCCCGGCGTCGTCGTCAACAAGCTCATCCGCGTCCTCTAGGAGGCCAATATGCAGAGTTCCTTTTTCGCCCCCGGCGCGACGGCTCCCGTGTCAGTCTCTGGGACCTCGGCGCGAGTTGCTATCCCGAGTGGGGGCACGCAGCTTTCGGTGCTCCACAATTTAGCGAGCTTCGTTTTCATGAAGTTTGGCGATAGTTCGGTTACTGCCTCAACGACGGATACCCCGGTAGAGCCGGGCATTTCCCGAGGATTCACCAAGCCGGGCGGTGTCACGCATGTTGCGTTTATCACGTCAAGCGCGACGGGAACTGTATATGTGACCGCTGGCGAGGGGTACTGATATGGGCTTGGCGCGAAGTCGCGGACGGTCCATGCGCGATGGCGGTGTGCGTCATCCCGATGTCGATATGTGGATGGCGACCATGGGTGCGCCGGGCGCAGCGGCGCTGCTGGATTTCGCGGGACAAGAATACGGCTTCCGCTCGGCCGCCGGCGTGCCGCGCTGGGGCTCGATTGCGGCGGATATGGTCTTTTCCCGCGCGTCGGCGGCGGGGCGATGGCCGTCTGCGGGTGAGTACGAGATGGTTGGCAGTGGCGTCCTGCGCTACGACCACGATCCGGTCAGCCGTGCGCCGCTAGGTGTGCGAATCGAGGGGGCGGCGACCAATCTCGTCGTCAACTCCACCGTGCTTACAACATCTCGCATGCTGTCGGTGACGGCACAGACGTACACGCTTGCAATGGAGGGCGCCGGGTCTATTGCCCTCTCCGGCGCCTATACCGGGTCTCTTTCCGGCGGTGCGACGCGGCAAAGCTTGACTTTCGCGCCCTCGGCCGGGTCACTCACCCTCACGCCGACAGGTGAGGTGCTACGGGTCCAGCTTGAGGCTGGTACTGTCCCATCCTCTTACATCGTCACGGGAGCAAGCGCCGTCACACGCGCCGCCGAGCGGCTTTACCTAGATTTGCCTTTTGACCCGGCGAGCGAGGGCGTCACTATCCTTTGGGATGGTGTGTTGCCGGCGTCTCCTGCAAGCATTCCCGTTGCTTTTGGGCTGACTAATCCTTCTGGCGTCGCAGATCGCTTGATGCTTTATGCGGCTGGTTCGACCGGGTTCGGCGCTGTCGGCACCTATGTGCACTCGGCCGGCTATGACGCCTATTTCGCACCTCCTCCGACGTGGCGCACGTTCACTGCTGGAGCGCGTCGCCGTGTCGTCGTGCGGTTGACGCCTACAGCCCTTTCGTTGTCGCAGAATGGCGATGCCGTGACATCGGCAGCGCTTGTCACACCAACTCCAACCGGCTTGACGCGATGTTATATTGGCGGTGTGTATGGCGGCAACCAGTGGAACAGCACCATCAGCCGTGTCGCGGCGTGGCGGGGC